GAAATGCGCATGAAAACACTAATGTTCGATCTAGAACATGGTTCTCAAACTCTCGGATCTAAAGAATATATCCAAAAACAGTTCGGCTTTCCTGTACTGCAACCTGGTACTTGGGATCAATTCCAAGATACACTCAGTAAGCTATACAAGAAAGAAACTGTAACTGAAAAGATAAAAGTTGGTAATCTAGAGATAGATGAACAACGCATGACTGTAGTGCCTAGAAATGGTACTCAAGTTGATGCTCTTGTCTTGGATACATTCTCAGAACTATCCAAAAAGTATATGAGACAGCTATCTGATAGAGATGGCAAAATGAAGTTACAAGGCTGGGGACAGCTTAAGAATAAGCTTGATGGAGCTTTAGACTTCATAAGTAAAATTCCTGGTGTCGTAGTATGCAACTGTCACTCCAAAGTCCAGACAATGGATGATGGGAATAAGGTTATACCTTATATAGATGGTAGCAGTAAAGACGATATCAGTAAATGGTTTGATTTTGTTTTCTACACTAAAACTAATGTATCTGGAGATGATAGGAAATATCGTTGGATTACTGGTCGTAGTGAAAAATATGATCATGCTAAAGATAGAACAGGTTTACTGCCACCAGAAATGGACCAAGACTACAGCCAGGTGATAGCGGCTGCTACTGAGAAGGGATTTGACGGTGTCAAAATTCTAGTTATTGGTTCTCCTGGTAGTGGTAAGACCTATAGTTTGCAAACACTAGTAAATGGAGAAACTAAATAATGAGAACATTAACAGTTAGAAAAGGTACAGGTAGCAACTATGCAACTGGTTGGCATACACTTACCATTTCAAATGCTAAATATGGTGACTATGAAGGTAATAAGTTCCTGGATGTCTGGTTTGATGGATATGGAGAGAGCTTTACCATGAGAGTCTATGAGAAACTAGGTAAAGATGGAGAAGAGTTCGCTATTGGACAAGTCTTCAGATTTGCTAATGCTGGCATCACTGATGGTCTAGACGGTCCAGATGGAAATGTGGTTGTTAAGATTGATGATGAAGCTAGTAATCTCAAGGATCATGAAATTAATGTATTCTTTCATAAGGATGGTGAATATACACGTGCTTTAAAGCAATGTGCACCAACTGAGTTTAAGAATATTATTGAAGAGTTTCATGAAGGTGATGTAGAATATTGGAAAAGTCGTGCCGAAAGATATTATACAGACTATGTTCTGAATAAATCTAACGGTGATACAGTATCCGAAACTGAAACCGCAGACATTCCCTTTTAGGGATTGATCTCCAAACATCCAGGGGGAGGCGAACGCCTTGCGGCACCTCCCCCGATGTTATGTCTAACGAGGGAAAACTAACACTTTTAATAATGCTATGGATCTTAGATAAGATTATTATGGCAATTATGATATATCTTTTATAAGGAGAGAGAAATGGTCAAATGTAATAGAGGATGTGGAGCTGAAACTTTACATTGGAAAGTAGTAAATGGTAACTATAAACTGTTTAATCATACTGACTTACTTCATATGTGCAATGATGGAGAGGAAGCAAGTGAATCAGCTATGGAAAAAGCAACTGCAAAGATATTAAATGAACTTGGTATACTTGAACCAGCTCAGATACCTAAAGCTGATGAACCAAAAGTAAGTGTCAAGAAAGATAAAACACTATGGGATGTTACAGCTAATGGAGATCCCAAGAAGATGTTTACAATCACTTCTACTGCTAATGGTATCGCTGTTACTGGTGATGATAAGCATAATGCTATTTATTTACCGAAAGTTGCAGTATCTGAGCTTATCAAAGCATTAGTAGACTTCGTATGTTAAGCGAAAATCAAGTAAAAAGAATATTAAAACATTGTGAAATGGTTGCAGAGTCCACAGGTAATGCTAAAAATCATGGTTGGATACAAGCTTTACGATTAGTATTGCACGACTCAGATAAAGTAGTAATACGAAAGGACCCTATGGAGGAGGAAGAATGAGATGTCGTAATATATCAACAGATAACCATTCTTTATACATAAACCCTAATCATATTTGTAATAAATGTCAAGCAATTAAAGATAAAAAACTTGAAAAAAGGAGAAAGAATGAACATAAGCAATAATGGCACTATAGAAGAAGGTTGGGATGCTGACACATTAACCAGCTATTTTGAAGATATAGTAAACGAAACTGGAGCTGGAAAGTTAAATCAGAATGATAGAGCTTTTGAAGTTCTCATACATACTCTATTGGGTATTAATAAACAGTTAGAAAGATTGAATAATACTGTTGGCGTTGGTTTTCAGAACCTATATGGAGGGCTAGTAGAATAGATCATGATAAGAGAATTTGCATTTGGCTTAGGTAGAAGGCATTACTTTGAAGATGCATCCAATGTAACTAAATGGATGAATATGGATAGTGATACCTTTATGTCTTTATATGAGTACGATGAAGATGTAAAAGACTATTTTGCCAAGAATAGAAAACTAGCTGGTTATGATGGGTTAGCTTATATACCTGAAGAATTTATTCTGGATGTCGATGGAGCTAACCCAGAAGACGCTCAGAAGAAAGCAATAGGACTTAAGATACTCCTTGGAGATCTTGATATACCATTTAAGCTATTCTTTAGCGGTACAGGCTTTCATTTTCATATACCAGAATCAGCTTTTGTATACAAGCCACATAAGCATTTGCATATAAAAGTAAAAGAAGTGCTCAAGGAAAAAGGCATATTTGAATATGCTGATCCATCTGTTACTGATAAGCTGAGGCTCATCAGGATACCAAATACCAAGAATACTAAGTCTGGATGCTATAAAGTACAACTTATGAATGGTATGCTTGAAGGTGATATAGATATTATCTTAGAACATGCTAAACAACCAAGAGATATTAGTGAAGATCCTATGGAATCTATAGCAGTATTTAATGCTCTTATAGATGATGTACAAGGAACAGCTAGTCAAGTGGTAACAATCTCTCAGGGAAGATCGCCAGACCCTTCTCTATATCCTTGTATAAGTGGTATGCTTGAGTCTGTTCCAATGGGAAAAAGACACATGGTAGCCTTAAGATTGGCATCCTGGTTCAGATGGAGGTATCCTGAAGATGTCGTAAGACATATTATGAACAAATGGAGAGTACAAGTTAGTGGTAATGAGAATACATTCAAGCAGAAAGAGATTGATGGGATAGTCACTAACTGCTATGAAGGTCATAACGGTGAAGGCTATAGATATGGATGCAGTGATCCGGTGATGGACGAGTATTGTAAGAATACTTGCCGGTTGTATCGAAATAAGAAAAGCCAGAGCATGATGGACTCAGTAGCCATGGAAAATAACTTGATAGAATTCTACAAATCTGACGTAACTCCCTTAAATATAGGTAAGTTATACGGAGAAGACTTCCCGGTATACCCCGGAGAGGTAGTGATACTTCAAGCACCTCCCAAGTCTATGAAGACTATGCTTTTACAGAACTGGATGGTAGCATGGAAAGTACCAACGTATTTCCTAGAAATGGAAATGTCTCCACGGCAGATATGGTCTAGGTTTGTAATGATAGAGAATGGCTGGACAGAAGAACAGCTTAAAGATCATTACAGTTCGCTTCAGAATGGGCAGGATAAGAGCTTTCAGTGGCTAATGGTGAATTACTCAGCCATGCCATCAAAAGACCTAGAAAAGGCTGTTATGACGCTTCCTGTGAAGCCTAGAATAGTAGTAATAGATCATATGGGTCTATTTCATAGTAATTTGCGAGATCCTAACATGCAAGTGGAAGAAGCATCACAGGCAATGATGGAACTGGCAGTTAAACACAATCTGATAGTCTTTGCTGTAAGCGAGATAAATAAGTCTTCTATGAGAGATGGTCTAAATATCACCTCTTCTAAAGGCTCATTTAGGACTGCTTACAATGCAAATAAGATATTATCCTTAATACCAAGACGTTCTATAGTGAAAGGAGAGCTTGAAGCTCTTGATCTTCGCTGTGAAGCTAATAGGGAGAGAGAAAATCTATCTGTAAGGCTAACAATTGATAACGTAAGGATAATAAAAGATGAATCATTCGGATATGTCCAAAGTGATGGATAGAATATTGAAGGAGGTAACAACAATGAGGAATGCAGGGCAGGCAGAATATTCACATGACAATAGTGATGTATTTGCTAACTTCAATAGAGTAAGTGACTTATTGGAAGTTGATAGAAAGAAGGTACTTATGACTTATATGCTTAAGCACGTTGATGGGATAGCTGCTTATGTAAAAGGTCATAAATCGCAAAGAGAGGACGTGACAGGTCGAATTACGGACTGTGTAGTATACTTAATGCTCTTATGGGCTATGATAGAGGAAGAAGATGGTATTGTACATAGGGAAGAAGGTAATCCATCAATGCACCATGTGTGGAACAGACTCCAAGCAGAAGACGGAAGCGTACTTGCTGATAAACGACGCACATTGGATGATAGGGTACACTCTGAAAGTGATCTGTCTCAAATGCGCGAAGCGGGAGATAGGATCCAAAGAAAGATTGAAGAGGTTGGAGAACCTACGTGATAACCCAATCACGCTTCCAGAAGAACTCGGCATACGCTGAAGATATGGATAATGAACCTATGTTTATAGGTACTATCGATATTGGTGGTAAAGTGTATGATGGAGAGTTTTTCAGGCAAATAGAGTATGGCAAGGAGGTACTAGTGCTATGTCTGAAGATAGAAGAGAACAACGCTCTATTCTAACTTGCAGTCATTGTGGATCTCCTATCGGACCTAAACCAAATACTATAAAGAATGCTTTAAAACGACTTGGAATGTATCCAAAGGAGAGAAATGGCAAAAACAGCAAAATCAAGCAAAGCTAAAGGAAGAAGACTCCAGAACCTAGTTAGAGACGCTCTAAGAGAGATATACACACCAGAACTGCATGAAGACGATATTAAGTCCCAGACGATGGGAATGACGGGAGAAGATATCGTTTTCTCGCCTGCAGCTCGTAAAATGTGTGCTTTCAGCTTTGAATGTAAGAATGTAGAAAGACTACAGATGTGGCAAGCTATAGATCAATGTGAGAATAATAAAAGCGATGGTAGAGCTCCAGCTGTAGTATTTAAGAAAAATGGTAAAGAACCGTATATTGCAATACCTTTCCAGGTATTCTGTAATATGCTCCAACATAAATATGATATGGGAGAATAAATGATTAAAAATAAAGAACTAATCCAGGCAAGTGTACTTAAATATGCAAAAAGTATAGTATTACTATCTGATGATATCGACTCTGATAATGTATTCCAAATACTATCAACAATCAAGAATAGTCTTAAACGTCTTGAGAAGAATATATATACAAATGAACACAAAAAAGAGGATTGGAACTAATGCCCTTACCTCAACATTGCATAGATTGTGATAAAGTAGCTGTAGTATTAAATAACACAACTCCTTATTGTACTAAATGCTACAAAGAAAGATCTCGAAAATCAATATGTAGGGTAGGGCACCTTTCTAAAACAAAAGTCAAAAACTAGTATATATAGGGAGACTTTTTCGTTAAAAACGAATGGGATGCTGGCGGGTTAATATTTACCTGCCAGCATTCCTTCAAGCACAGTCATTGCTTCTTGATTTTTCCTTCGTTTCTTCTTCTTCTGTATCTTAGGAAGAGCCGGACCAACACCAAACATTCTTTCACCTGTGTAAGCCCAGTTTATGGGGGAGTATGGGTTATTATATAACCAATCTTTTCTTTGCTTAAAATATGCGTCATCTGAATCACGCATCCAATCATATAAATGCTTAGGTTTATAGAGTCCAGTCTCTACTCTACCAGCTCTTTCTAGCTGACCTTGTAAGAGTGCTGGTATTGTATGCCATCCAGTACGAGAAGCTTGAATGTTAGCTACTCTAGCTACCTTGTACCACCAGTCAGGATCATTAGGATCATACCTCATTTTCATAGTATCTTGCAGCTCTTCTGGAGTAACACCAGGCCCACCATACACATCAAACAGATCAACCATGGTAAGTATATCTGATACAAATGGTCCAAGACTGCCAGCTAGCGCTCCCTTACCAAAGAACTGTCCATATTTATCTTCAAGCTGTGCAGGATCATCTTCATCTGCAGTATAAAACTCAAAATATCTCTGCAAAGTATCATATGTTTCATTCTGTATAAGGTTACCATAGTTCATTCCAAATGGTCCGAAAGCAGATGCTGCTGGTACAATGAGTGAATACAATGAGAGATAACGCATTGCTGCCTGTATCTCTGGCATGATCCTTGTAATCTTACCTGCTGCGTCAGTCTCGAAGAGGCCATACTTTCCAGCACCTATGCCACGCTTAGCATCTTTAATCAGCTGCCATTGTAGATCCCAGAGTCCAAATCTATATGTCTGGAACTGTCCTACAAGTGCACCAACAGGATTACCCCTGGTCTGTAGTACCTTAGCCTTAGCCCAGTTATCATAATGAAAATGAAGATCACCCACTGCTTTAGCGGCAGCATTACCTGCCAAGTGTGCTATATGATCAGTAAGAACATCTCTATCTGGTGGTTCCTTTGTACCTTTCTGTTCCATCCATCGTTCAGAATAATAGTCTCTGTTCTTATCCATAAGAGTATACGACATAGCAAATGCCTTCTTGAATGTACCTTTACGATTAGCATTCTCTGCTATCTGCAATGGACCAGTAGCAGCAGGAAGTATCTTCTTTCCCTTTATTGAGACACCCTCTGATGTAAACTTAGAAACACCAGCACTTATCTTGCTTATTGCTGAAGGCTTTACTCTTTTAAGGCCTCCTTCCTGTGTCATAATAGTACCAGGAGGAGATACAGCTTCTATAGATCCTGCAGTAGCGATAGAAGTAGAGGCAGCAGTAGCTTTTTCTCCAAACATTATGCCATACCTACTAAGCTGTGCATCAGCCAAGGCTACATTTGCATTAGAAGCATTGTAAAAATTACTTGATGTAGTGTATGCTTTAGTACCATACCTAACCCAGTCAAATAACATCTGAGATCTATTTCTAAGTCCACCTCTAACACTCCAGCCTAGCTTAGATATATATTCCATACCATTGATAAATCTTACAACCTCATCCATCTCAGGGATAGTACCTTCATAGTTATTAAGACCAGAATCTCTTATTTCTGTAACCATATCTCCCATCTGTCTAGCATAATCACCAAGCTCTGTACCTGCTTTATGCGATCTAGAAATATCCCACATTTTATCAGCTGCTTTCTTGTAAGCTAAGTTAATACGAGTAACATAATTAAAGTGTGCTACATCCTGTACATATTTATTAAGATAATAGACTGGGTCAAGAGAATAGAACTTACCATTCTCTACATCTGTCCGAGCCTTGAGTCTGTTGATCATCCTACCTAGATCTATATTATCTTCTATCTTTACACGCATCTGTTCTGGTGTTGCACCATTCCACTTTGGATCACTGGAATTAGATGCATAATCTGTGATCTCTCTCACAACATTGGACAGTTCTATGACATATTCAGGAGCATACTTAGTAAGTTCACGAGGAATTACACGTTTACCATGCTCATCTATCATTCTATAGGGTTTAACAGTACCAGTCTCAGAGTCATATACTTTCATGTCCATCTTACTCAGGTCAAAGAATTGATCAGGTCTATCAGTCTTCTGTGCATCTATATTCTGTTGAAAATGTATCCTTTCTGCAGCAGCCTGTAATCTATCGAGTGCAGAAGCCATCTCTCTCTTTAAGGTAGGATCATTATGTGTCTTTATGATTGCCTTGGACTGTTCTATACCATTAAGTAACAGCTTAGCTGAACGAGCTCTAAGCTCACTCCAGTTCTCTACTATTCTATTTTCAACATCACCTTGTGGCTTCTTCCTAAAGGTAATAAGGTCATTAAATCTCCACAATATCTTACCACCTATAGGATTATTATTACCATCTCTGACACCAACCATCTTAACCACCTCTACCATAGCAGCTTCTCTTTCTTCTGGTGTCTTAGCTTGCTCAAGAATACTTTCTATCTCTTGATATTTTTTAAATTCTCTCTTACTCCAAGGAGCACCACCATAATAGTCCCCCTTAAGAATCATATCATAAAGACCGTCAACCATAGCATTCAATTCTACTGCTGATTCTTTTAAATGCTTCTGTCTGAATGATGTAGCATTAGACATTTCCTCTATAAAATAGGATGTCTCTGGCAGCTTACGCATAAGTGCCTTGGGTAATTTAAAAAGCTGTCCGAATTTGCTCTCCTCTTTACCTATATTATTCTTAAATTCTTCAAGCCCCAGCTTATACTTCTTAAGATCAGTAGGGGATATAGGTTTCTTTGGATCTCTTGGATGTCCTACATATTTATTCCATAACCATTCTGCTGTTGATACATCTTGATATCCAAATGCTTTTACCTTAGCATCATTTTCAAACTGATGAGCTATCTTAGCAAGCTCTTCTTTGCGTGGGTCAGGTAAGCAACCAACAATTTTAGGCATATCTCTCCTTAATATTTACAGTTAATTTCATCTCGTACCTTTTCAGAAAATGTTAGCTTCTTAAGATGTTCTCTGCTGCCATGAAAGCCTCCTTCTACAGTACTTCTAGACATTCTATAGACAGCTTTACCAAAATCTTCCTTTGTACTCACTGGTTCAGTCTTAATTCCTACATCCTTCCAGAGATGTGATACCCTCTCACCCATATTTGCAGGATTAATACCTTCATTCATACCCCTATCAAGACCAACAGTAAGTCTATAAAGCTCTATTGGATCAAGAAAGTAAGAACCAGTTAGAAAAGACTGTATAGTATTTAATGCTTGCTCGTTCCTAACGTCTGCATTCAATAGCTGTGGCTTTACATCTGTTTCTGGCAGCACACTAAGTTTTGGCTCAAATCCTCTATCCATATTACCTACTCTAAATACATCTCCAGCAAGAGAGTGATCATGTGTCATAAGATAAGCTATCTTACGAGATTGTTCCATTTCTTTCCACCATTCTTTTGCAGTACCCTTATCAAAACCAGGAACCTTTCCATCCATAGCTGCAGTCATAAATCTAATGACTACCTGTTCATTTGTCTTGTTAGGATAGAACCTAAAGGCAGAAAAGAATGAGTCATACTTATTATCATAGTTTGTTCTAGTTTGCTCACTAGCATTAACTCTAGGTATAAGCATATTATAAAGCAGTTGCTTAGCATGTTGTGGATTACGTGTGCTCATAACATCATTGAAAGCATCCTTTAATGCAGATAGCTTTCTAGTATATATATCACTATAAAAAGCACTATTCTTAACCACCTCATCAGAAAACTGATCATCTATCTCTTTAAACTTTCTCCCCAAGTCTTCAACCTTGCTCTTTATATATCCATTACGATTTGATGCATCAAACTTAGTAACACCATTTAGTGCAGTACCAAATGCTCTGTGCATTGTACGTAAATGTTTCTGTTGTATAGGATCAGCATTTCTAAACGTCCTAGGATTTTCTTGAACTATATTTCCTCTCTTCCAGGAATATTCTTCACCCTTCCTCACTCTATTAACGCCAACAATCTCACCTTTTGATATTGTATATATTGCTGTGTAAGTCTTAGCTTCCTTTTTAAAACCATCTGCAGATTTAGGAGTCATCTCTGAAACAAGTTTATCATTAGCCATGATTTCAATTTCACTCAAGATACCTGTAAGCATATCTTTTCTATCTGACATATTTTTATACTGTGATGTTGTCTGCTGCCTACGAGATCTCATGTCATTTAATATATCTTCCAGCTGATTAACTTCCCACTGAACATGGCTAAACTTAGCCCACTGTCTCTCATTGCCCATATATTTATCTATAGCTTTCTGAATAACAGCACCTTCGTGAGTCATTGGGGCACCATTTAACATATTAGCTAGCTCATTACCACGATCTATTCTATTAGGAAAATGTGTATTCTCAACTCCGGACATCATAATAAGTCCATCAATAAGAGGATGATTACTTGTACCTGCCTTACCAGGAGCTTCTCCAAGGAAGCCAAGGAAATTATCTAGAAATGGCTTAAGATTTACATCTTCTCTGGCCGCTAACTCCATATCAAACTTAGCTTTCCTGAATGTAGAGACATAATCATAGAATGTAAGCTTTCTAGAAGTACCATCACTAAGTGTTTCAGTACCAAGCCCAAGATTAAATACTCTTGTTAAAGGTTGTATAAAACTCCTAACTATCTTACTTCTAAATTGACTTACCTCTGCAATACCACTCTCCCAACTTTTCTCTGTCGGCACCATCCCTCCAGGCTGCTCTTCCATAACCTTAAAGAGGCCTACCTCATCTGAGAACCAGAATGATTCAAGAACGTTACGCTCATTTCTAGCAGCAAGATCTCCCTGAACATCCATTGTCATCTTGATAAGACTTTTCATATATCCAAGAGCATCAACAAATTCTGCACCATGCTTGAACATAATCTTATAGTTTCTACCATTGGCTGCCTTAAATTGTGATACAACATTTATTTCTGCTACACTTTCAGATGTTCTCTTCGTATCATGTCGATCAACAAATGTTCCAGTCTTATATCCTGGCTTTAAAAGATTTGCTTTATGTGCACCATCAAGAGCAGTAAAATATTGATACATAGCAGAAGCAATAGAATGCTGTCTTAATAGAATAGGTCTGGCAGCTTCAAGCTTATCCATTTGATCTCTATAGTTAGATGAGTTTCTATCCAACGGCACTTCCATTAAAGCTCTTTCCCATAGCTGTTCTGATGCTAAGGCATGATAGCCAGATACTGTATAAATTTCTTTAACAATAGGTGATGGAGTAGCAAAGAAGCTGGCTGATTTATCTAAATCAAAGTCAGCATCCTGTGGGTTAATAGCATCTGAGCTATTCATCTCACTCACAGAACCTTTACGCTGATCTATTAACTTCTCTATACCTGTAAGCACCCAACTATTTAAACCATCTTTAGGCGTTCTAAGATTATTATCCAATACTCTTATAGATTGGTACTTCTGCTTCGGATCAATAGTCTGAGCCATAGACTTTTTACCATTTGTAATCTCATAATCCTTATGATGTACCTTCTGGTTTTGACGGTCCTTTGCTGAGAGTGCATTACCATCTACAAATCTTACAAACTCACCCATAGTTTCTATCTTGGGTTTGCCATCTGCATGGGTTAAGTTATTGGCCTGATCTATAATCTTTTTATAGTGATCTCCAGCATAACCATCATTTAATAGTATCTCTTGAGCAACTTGTCTTGCAGCAAAGGAATGATTTCTACCAGCCTCTCCTAAAGCTCCATATGCTCTATTTATATGACCTTCAAATGGTCCCGATACCATTCCACCACCAGCAACTACTATCTCTTCTCCAGCTTCAAAAAATTTGGTCTCTTCCTTAGTTAGCTTTTTCCAGACTGGGTGTGTATTAAACATTGTATTAAGATCTTTAGCTTGCTGCTCAGATAACCTGAAGACTAAAGACAAGCTCTCAGTACCTTCCGTACTCTGTAATAAGTTTTTTATATTCTTATTAGCTTCAAAGTATGGAATACCACTACCACCTAGTCTGAACTGTATTCCACCCTCCCTGATAGGTAGACTTAAACCATCAGCAGCAGTCATAGTATTATATGCACCATTAACTATTCTTCCAGATGCAAAGTTTCTACTACCAAGATAGTTGCCTACTAATGCTCTCTCTAGCTGTGGACGCATATGATCAAAGATTGGAAGGCCACCCTCAGCTAATACTGCTTCCATTCCTGTAAGATTTGCAGTAATATCTCCACGCTCCATATCATAGTCCTTCAGCTTTTCTCCTATAGATCTGAATGCAAAGGGATTCCTCCACAAATCTAGTATATGCTGGTTAAGCTCAGAGACTACAGTAGAAGATTTAAGCCAATGACCTGCTGTCTCTTGTGCAGTATTAGATAAGTAATTTCCCCATGCCATACTTATTGTGCCATCATGTGCTCCGCTAATAGACTTAATCATAAGATTAGCTCTATCTATATCTACTATCTTAAGATCACTACCAGCCTGTCCTCTCTGCAATTGTATATCTTCAGCTACTTGTGATTTCCATTTACCAGTGACATCAAGAGTTTTCTGTAGTGATATAACATTCTCGACCCACTCAGAGCCAACACTAGCCCTGCTTTGATTTACTTTATTAGCAGACTTAAATGCTATACTATCAGTAAAATATGTACCGTCAGGATTACGCATTGCTTCATCCATCTTAGGATCATACTTATATGCTGTCTTGTCTATAACAACAGAGATAGAACCATCAGGATTTATCTTGCTCTGTGATACTACAGGCTTTACAACTACATTGAAGCCTACAATCTTATTCTTATCCCATACAAACCAACGACTATCTGCACCTCTGGCGACAAGTTGTGATGCCATCTCTGGAAGACTTAAAAATACTTCTGCATCCACGATAGACTTTGCTTCTGGTCTCTGGAGAGCAGCCAGTTCTTCAGCCTTGGCTACAGCTTGCTGTTCAGAGAGACCAGCCTCTTCCATAAGCTGTTTCTTAAGTATTTCTAAGTTACGTCTATCACTGCTGAATCCACTATCCCTACTTAAAGGATCCTTCTCATCAAATATAGTAAGCTGCTTAAGATCTCTACCCATCTGACTATCAAAATGTCGCTTCATATCTTTATACTGAGGAGTATCAGGCATTATATTCTTGGTAACATAATCCATTACACCAAGAGTCTTCTCATTTAAAGTAATACCACCCCTAGGATTAGCTAAAGGCAAATATTTTAAGGCTTTATATATCTCATCCCTACCCATCTTGCCAGTTACATACTGATCCAGATAGTAAGCATTATCATTCATAAGTCTTGTAAGGAACAATAACTCTTCAATCGTCTTGGTAGTAAACTTCTGAGTATCTTTTGAATCTGTCTTAAACTCTTCAAGCTTGATCTTGTCTGTTAGATATTTTGTAGCTGCATCCTTACCCATGATTTTGTTCAGTTTCTGACGCAATGGTCCTTCTGCCATTCTCCATTTATTAACTATATGATGATATGCATCCGTACTGAGCACTATAGCTTGTTTATTATCTAATCTGAATACCTGGAATGTAGGTCTACCATCCTGACCTTGTCCAGTAAGAGGTAAGTCACTTATATATTCAGTAAGTTGCTCATTCTCATGGTTGGAAAATATATCTTTCTGGGCAACCTTTGACCATGCACCAGTTGCTAAGTTGCTATTTATCTCTTGCAACATAGTCCCAGAAAGTCTTGTCTGTATACGATTGCCAGCAATGGTTGACTCACCAAATAGCATTACTTGATTTGGTCTATTCACTAATTCTAGAGAATTTATAAGTCCCATAAAGCCAACATCCCAATTAGTAACAGCTTTATGCGATGGTCTTATAAAGCCATTTTCATAGTTACCCATAGCTATCTTCTTCTGCGCCATAGCAGTAACTAATATCTGAGATGTGTCACTTAAAAATTGTTCTTCAGTATGGTTCTTATTCTTATTCTGTGGTAAAAATTTAACTTGAGTCCACTGATACTTAATCCATGGCTCAGCTACCTGTCTCATAAAATCTGACACAGGAACATTAGTTTGTTCCAACTGTTCTAAGAAACTTCTCAAATGTTGAGGTGAATCCTTCAATGCTGGATGACTATTAAGAAAGGCAGCTGCTTCCTCTGTAAGTGGGTGATCTTTACTGCCGTAAGACAGAAGATCTCCCTTTAAATAATCTATAGATGTCTGCTCTATACCATATTTACTCTTATACTGTGATTCATTTATAGTCTGTGTCTGCAATACTAGATTACCAGTTGCATCCTGTCTGGTAACTATTTCTGTCTGTTGTTTTATAAACTCATCAACAGATTCTATACTATTAAGAGTAAGCTTTCTATTGCGCTCATTAATAGATTCCAAGGAAATCTTATACAATAACTGGCTAACTTCTGCTAAGCTACCCTTACCATTAACTGTAAATGCCTGAGCTCTATCTATTGCTCTAGATATATCTCTCTGCCTGTCAGCTATCTGTCTTATCATTAAAAAGTCATTATTTTGTGCTGCATCACGTATAATATAAGCTAACTCTCTAGTATTAGTAATAAGATCCTTCATATTTGTTTTAAGATCCTCTACTGTAGTCTTATTAGTAGCTACTTCTACAAGCTTATCCCAATGGGCAGCAGTATTAAATGAAGCAGCCATTGATTCTAACCTCTGAAGATTCCTACTCACTCTATCTAGCTCTGCTATCTTATTTGCATCTAACAATGATTCCAACCCTATAAGCGACTGCATCCAATCCTTAGCAGTGTACTGAGATGTGGGATCTATAGACAGCTTATCACTGTATTCTATATAATCTCCCTTGCTCTTAGTAGGATCTTCTATCTCATTCTTATATCTTTCTACCATCCTTCGTAAATCATCTACAAACTCTGGATCTGCATTCTTTAATTGCTCACCATAGTCAGACCCAAGTATCTCTCTTTCTATAGCTTTGGCTGATGCTATAACTCTACGATTGGAGTTAGGTTCTGTAAATGCAAGTGGATTACCATCTTCCATCAATGAATTAATAGCACGCTTTGCACCATAAGATGTATCACTACCAAGCATAGCATCTACAAAGTTATTATCCAGATAATGTTTAAATGCAGTAAAGCTCTTGTCATTAGTAAACAGATTTCCAACCTGCTCAGACATTTTTTCATGTAAGTTATCAAGAGCGTTAATAGATATTGGTTTTACGCCTTTAACTTTAGAGCCCTGAGTTATCCCCCATGCCTTATTGATATTACTCAAAAGAGAGATGAGCCATGGTTTATCTCCAATTTTCCTTACTGTTTCTGCACCTTCTGGATCACTAAGCTCAAGCCTGCGATGTCCTTCAAAATAATCTGAACTATTAAGTATCTCATTTAACATCCTAGTATGTTCAGTGCCTTGCATACCTTCTCCAGTAAGTATATGCATTCCAACATCATTACGAAGATGTAACTGATTTACTTCAAGAGCCTTCCATAAAGGCTCACTTGAAAGTATATATTTATCCAAGAAATTATTACTAGTATTCTTCAGAGGTACTTCATCTCTCCATCCACTTCTTTCTGTATTAAATACAAGATCATGCATACGTTCAGTAGCCATTGTATATTCTGAGAGAACTGCTTCCATTGATTCTATCTTAAAATGCTGCTTACCTCTACCAGTGTAAGCCAATGCACGATCGCTAAAACTAATAATACCAGTCCTATTTGCAAGATCTAAGACATCATGAAGTGTCATAATTGCATCAGAATACTTACCAGTTCTTTCGTTACTGGAAATGCCGACTAATAATTGTTTTTGAACACTAGGATGAACTAGTATAGTACCATCAGTTTCCATAGATGGATCCCACATACCAAGTCTTTCAAGAGAATTCTTGATATAACTTTCCATAGCTAGTTGCGTTTGTCCAGTAATCTTAAAGGCAGCAGACTTACGTAGATTCCTTATTTCCGGTTCTACATTCTCTATAGTCAGCTTCTTGCCATTGATTTCAATATCTGATATTCTTTCTATAAAATCAACTGCCTCTGGCTGAGTCATAGCACGAATCTGTTTATCTGCTATGCCAAAGTTTAATGCTTTTACAAGCCTTTTAGCCACTTCAAGATTAGTATTTATTCCACCAGCCCTAGATTGATAGCTTTCTGCAGCCCTGCTATCGCCAGATTCCCTTGCACTGTTAGCCAGATCCATGAGTTTGGTATATTCTTTAACAGCCATATTTTCAAAGTTACTAAGAGTAGGATCATTAAGCTGTGCTACATATTCTGTAACTGGAACCATATCTTTCTCTAGTATCTGACTTGCATTACGTAGATCAGGAGAAGATTTATCAGCCTGTTGTATGATATTCTGTGAGAATATATGATCTTCATAGATCTTATCCCAAGAACTAGCCATAAAATCTAACTGTCCTTTATCCCATCCAAATACATCAAATGCTTTGGACATATTAGCTATCTCATTTCCTTTAATATCTTCAGGACCTAAAAATCTCTTAGCAGGAGTCTTGCCATCCAAAGTTTTACCTCTCTTCATATAGAAAGCACCTACAATATAATCAGATATCAATCTTGCAGGGTCATCTTTATAGACATCCCAGTTATCAATCCAGTTCTTTCCATTCATCACTATAGAACCAGTAGTATAACGTCTCCAAGATCCTCCTAGATCTCTTCCAACCTCTCTGGCGAGCATAGGAATAAGATTACTAGATACATCTTTAGATATTGTTTCATATGCTTTCTGTAGTACTTTGACATTAGCTGCATTATCTAGCATTCGTGGATCTTCTACTAGAAGTGGTGTCCAATTCTTTATCTTTCTAAAGAACTCTGCATTCTTATTAGAACCAAACCATATATTACGGAGCATAACTTGTAGTTGTCTCGGACTATAATCTGTGGCTTTCTTACCAGACATACTACGAATAATAGCTCTGCCAGCTTGTGTTATATTAGCAGTGGCACCAGCTTTTGGAGCTCTACCTGGATGCCATTCTACTGCAGCGCCACCCTTAATATATCTAACAGGAGCAAGAGCAGAACCAAGTATCGCACCATGTAATACATCGCTGGCAAACGAACGCCTACCATAATGCTCATCATTCAGGTCTAATACAGCTGATGTAGCCTTTTCTCCCATATTCCTAAGCCCACCATGAGTTCCAAGTAATGCAGCCTCATAGGCCATATCTGAGGCTATCTGAGACCATTTGCTACCAAGCCTCTGAAAGGTTCCAGAACCAGCCAACATACGTGGTATATTACCAGGTATATACTCTTGTGCTGCCTTTAAAGAGGCATTCCTTATTTCAGTACGAATACCTTCATTAGCAGGATCTAATAGGCTTCTAGATATATCATCGCTAAATCTAACATCCAGCTTTAACTTATCCATTAGTATATCATCAAAGTTCTTATTGACCTCTGCCTGAAGATCAAAAGTTTCAAATGGATCTATCTTCTTTGCTTTTCTTCTCCCAAAGAAAGAAACCTGCTTTTCATTACCAGTTTTAATAGCTCCCCTACCAGCCTGATATAGTTCTTCAGCAAAATCATTGACTACAGCATCTTTATCTCCCACTATCTTACCAAGAGTCTCTCCTGTCTCAGATCGTATTCTCTTACCAGCTCCACGAGTCAATGCCTTAGTACCAAGACCAGTAACTTTATTTAATACTTTAGCACCACCCTTAAGAAGTGCCCCTCCATACGCTACAGAACCAACAAATCCTGCTCCTTGTCCTATTGCACCACCAATCCTACCAGCCCAGGAATTGTCCTCCCATTCTTGTACTCCAAATGCTTCTTTAAGCTCTCCACCAGCTGCTATATCGAATCCTAATGTAGCACCAAGAGTAAGTTCTTCACCTGCAGCCCATGCTAGATTACCTAGAAAATCTGTTACAGGATTCTTATCCATCATTGATGGTGCAGAAACCATACCTGCTTGCTGATTTTGTAGCTCTATTAATTCAGCTGCTGCTGGATTAGTCTTAGCTCTAGCTTGAATCTGGTATTGTGATAGACCAGTAAATTGCTTGCTCAGCTCATCTATTCTTGACTGAGCTGCCCAATATTGTTGTTGTTGTAATGGTGTATTAGCCATATATTATTGTGTCCCTCCGACCGTCCTTGGATCTATTAGTCCTTCTGGAATAGTAGATATTAACTCTCTTATCTCTTGATCTATTTTATACTTATCTTCATATCCACCTTGAGTCATTTGTTCATTAAAGTGCGTCCTTATTGAATATAATTCTTCAAGCTCACGCTCATCAGCAAGGACATTTTCACTAAATCCATAATCACCAGTCTCTGGATTAAACCTCATCTCGGCTAGATCCCATGCTCCAAACCCAGTCAGTGGATTCCATGATGTCCCAAATCCTCTTTCATGTGCTATCTTCCCCTCTCCTGGCTGTTCAAACAAAAGATCCATCCATCCAAATAACATCTCATGCATCAATCCTGACCCACCTAAAAGAGCACCATGTAATGTTTCGCTCATAAATGGAGGAATATTTCTTTCAGTTGGATCTAATTCTCTAGAAGGTTTAGTTAATAAGTTCCATTCCTCTTCTTTCTTCTTCTTATAAGCCCATTCCATTTCATCTATCCTCTCTTGTGCAGCTTGACCTGCAAGAAACCATTCAGACTCTGTAGGAACTCTTTTCACATTTCTCTGTCGTTCTTCTAGTTCATATAAACTATCAAACGTTCTTATTACTTCTGCATCACTCATTGAGCCTGTTGGATCTGCACCAGAAAACCCATGGATATTTTTAAACTTTATAGCATTCTCAAGTAAGCGATCTTCTTGTATTTTAAGTGCTTTATTAGAAACTATAGTACTATCATACTCAGAAAATTCTTCATGTGAAATACCAAATTCATTACGTAAACGATCCAGTACTCTGTGCTTAGTTCCTGGCTCGTCCTGGATAGCATCCCAGGCGGCAAATAATGCTTCTTCTTTTGTTAAATAGACTGCATCACTCATTGTTTTAACTTAGCCCTTCCGAAAATATCTGCTTTAGATTCTGTAGGATCTGATGGCAGAACATCAAAAGATACATTAGATGGCATACCTCCAGTAACCATCGTTCCATGGAAAAATTGTTCCAAGTCTATACGCTCTAGTTCCTTATATTCCAATAGTATAAGCTCTATCTGAGTCATAAATTCTTCTCCAAACTTTATAGGAGCTTCAAGATCTATGCCTAACAAGTTTAATACTTCGTTTCTTACACGATTAGAAACAGCCTGACCTATGTCGCTGTCATCCTTCTTCACTTCATCATAATATAACTGAACATTTTCAAGATATAATACAAACTCTGTCGGATCTCCATCCTGCTGCAGTAGTAATAATGATTCGCTAAGCTGTCGAGCCATATATGCAGATGTCTCTGGAGTAGGAGTAACCCAATTACCTTCAGAATCCTTTATTTGTGGATAAAGCAAACTACCAAGATCAGCATATTGATTTTGAATCTCTAACTCTAATGCATCCTTTTTACTAGTAACAGTTTCTTCACCAAGCTGTGCTCGTAATACGCCTATAGACCTAAAATGTCTAGATAATACCATAGCTGGATCTTGTGTATGCATCTTCAGAACATCTATAGTCTGCTGTCTTGGAATCTTATAAGCCTCTATTGCTGATAAATGATCTTGTTTAACTGATCCCCTCAAACCTTCTAAGCCTTCTGTAGTTTGGAGATATTCAGTTCTCTCTTTGAGAAAGGCTTCTGAATCAAGCATTTCCTTTGCAAGTTCATCATCCATACCACTAATAAATCTATTGTATGCCTCGGCTACATCATCAGCTTCTATTAGCTTTTTATTACCAGCATATGAAGGATCAATAAGACTTAGTGCATCATCATACATATTAATATGCCTTAGTATCTTGTCAGCTTCTCTTTTCTTATTTTCAAGCCTTTCTCTATAATTCTGAGAGCCTTCCAATTTTACAGATGCTATATTTGCAGCACTCTCATTTGCAGCAGCTAGAATAGGTTGTGCTCCCATTGTCCTAAACTCTGGAGAAACACTACTAAGCTCAACACCCCTTTCAGCAAGATTATTTGTAATAGCCTCTAAAGCCATTTCAAGTTCATCAATCTGATCATTCTCATTACCTATCAAATAACTATAAGCTGAAACCATTCTAGATTCCTTTTCTCTACCAAGCTGTACACGTCTATTTGTCTCCATGGTAAGAAAATTTTCAGCAAAGTCTTGAATCCTATTTAGAGCATCTGCTACATCTGATGATTGTTTTGTGTAATTTGCCATATCTTTTCCTTTAATCTTTAAATAGTTTCTTAACCACAGCATCCATCCTCACATGGAGTGACAAATGAGCCTTCTTGAATACCACAAACACTATCCTTGTCATACCAATTATCGCCTGGCACAGTTATCCATGAACATCCATAACATCTCTCATCACCTTCTTCCTCATCAGTACGGGGATCATCGCTAGCACATGTCCAGTTACCTTCGGAATCTATACATTCTTCAACATAAGTAATATCTGCAGCATTTTCAGCATACCAACTCAGAACATTGAAATTTTGTGAGCCAGCAGCCTCACAATCTGCTTGACAGCCATCTCCAGTAGTTCGCATATCATTAAAAGTTCCACATCTTCTAGTACAGTCAGCCACTTCCTTGTCAGGATCTATAAATGCACCTGTATCCTCATTTACACCCTCGCACTCACTTACAGATATAGCTGTACCGTTCGGATCTCCGCAAATATCAACAAAACCTGTACATTCAGATGGATCATTAACGCAATCACCATTCTGACACATTACTTGATGATCCATACATTTTTCTTCAAATGCGCCTAACTTAGTCAAACTCATAACCATCTTCATTACTTCATCCATAAAGTCTTGTTTATGTTCACGCACATCTTTGTCAAAATCCAGCGTAGACTCTACCATCTTATTATTGTAAGTATTAAGATCTTCTTCCTGCTGAATATCCAATCTATCACCAAGATCTTTTGCCTTATTTGCAGAAGTCTCCATTGTACTTTCTAGTGCAGACTCTAAAGTTCCAGATCTTAGTCCTAGGCTTCCAGCAATCTGTTTTCCTTTGGCGATCTCTTTCTCAAGGCCACCACTTATTTTCTCCATCTCTTCAGAAAACACTCTATTCGTGGAATCTATAGCAAGATTATGTACATTTGCAGCATTCAAGGACTCTAAATATCTTTCTTCAAAGGCAAACTGCTCACCAATAGGATCGTAGGTAGGCATATATATACCATAGTCCTCTGCAAAATCTTCAGGACCTAATCTAGCCTTACCAGTCCACCACCCCGTTCCCGGTCCTTCTCCTCCTAGTCCTGTGCCACCTGTAATATACTCTCCTTCAGGAGCAAACCAATTATAAACGTCTGTCGCAAAGTCATACGTTTCATCTTCGTATGCTGCAAATAGTTCTTCTAAAGTTATTGACATAATTTATTTTAAACCTCCATCACCTATCATCTGCACAGATGCAATAATCATTCAATGTTTGGCCCTCAGGACAGCGTACTCGTGCTAAACAATTTCGAACACCAGTATTGCATTCAGGAGCAGAAGGACGTTCAGTGCAATATTGTTCCCAATCAATGTTTGGATCAAGGATACAATCACCAGATTGAGTTTTCACGTACCCAGATTCACACTGTTGTTCTTCATCTTCAGGTACACAATAACCATCTGGACCCATCATCTCTCCTGATGGACATTGTTGATACTGGAACTCATCAGGACAAGTATATTCTTCACACACTTGTGATCCATCAGAACACTGCACCTGTGCTCCATCACCACCACATACACCACATTCATCTTCTACAGCAGTACCACCCCATTCACCTGCACAATCCTGTTCACAGCCACTATTAGGTGTAAGTCCAGTATCACCACCAGAACAAACACCACAATCATCTACAGATGCTGTACCATCAGGTGTCTCATTACAATCCCTTGGACGATCGTCTACTGCGCAGTCACTTTCACTGCAAACAATACTTTCATCCCAACATTTATGTGCAGGCTGTTGACAGCTACCATCATCTCTAACAGCATTTGGATCATAGTTACAGGCACTAGGACTCATACAGCCATTAAGCTCTTCAAATCCTACGCCAGTTCCAAGAAGCTGGCCATACTGATTTAGCGTAAGTCCTTCTATTGACTCGCATATACCTTCTTCTTCATTATATATCTCGCCTATACCACAAATTTCATCTTGTCTGAACTGATATTCTGGGTCTGCACCATAATCTATTTCTTTATCTGCACATATATATTGATTATTCCCATCATAGCATTCAGGATCTGCTCTAAGTGCTGCAATATCTGCTTCACTCTGATATTCAAGACCGCCCCATTCGCTTACATCCCACTCTTTATCATACTGAGCAAGTACAGATGTAGTAGTCTCATAGCCTTCTGTCTGCCGTACTCTTGAAATATCAGCTAATATTCCTTGATACCAACTCTCCTTCTCAGTATCTATTGCCTTTAAATAATCTTTTAATGCGCCACGAAGATTTTCTCCAAGATCATCCTCAATTCCTGCCTTCCCCTCCATATATTCAGATCCTAAGCCTATTGATTTTTTATGAGCTTCCTCTAATATATCTTCTGCCTGCATTTCAGCTGAACCAGATCTAAGAACGGCACCAGATGTACCTGAAGCTAATCCCACACCAGCAGTAAGACTTGTAAGGCCTTCTCTTACTCCTGATAAGCCGGTACCATATTCTTCTCCTTGCTTCTCCATACTTAAATTATAAGTGGAACCATACTCTCCACCTAGGTCTCCCCCCTTGCCATAAAGCTCTCCTGCAAGCAATTCGTAAGCTTCTCCCAACTTTTCTCCTTCATAGGTTTTCATTCTACTAATATTTTCCCATGAAAAAGGACCACTTGATCCATATGGATCTCCTATAGCTAATCTAAATTCTCTTTCCGCCTCCTCAAATGCATTAAGATCAAGTGGAGCAAATGATTGTCCAGCAGGAAATCTTGTTCCAAAACCTCCCTGAATTCCTTCTTCATCGCTATAATCATAACCAAAAGAAGGTCCTATAACTCGATCATAAAAATCTGTCATTCTTGCTTGATAAGCTGCCGTATCTTCACCAGGCGATATAGCAGTAGAAGTAGTACCTGTACCTGTGGCAGGACCAGCTGTTTCCCAGCCAGTACCACTAGCAAATGCTTCCCACAGTGTAGTATAATCCAGACCTGCCATTATTTATTTATTAGACTTAGTGCAAATTGATCAAGCTTAGTCATAGCCTTATCTCCTTTGTAAAAACTTTGTAACTTACCTATACCTTCTTCCCATAATGATGGAACATAGTTTTTCGAAGGCGGAGTTCCAGGCATAGTTGGAATAGTTTCTAATCCAGTAACTGGATCTATAATAGGAGCGTCAAAAGTAATAGGAGTTCCTGGATCGCCCCTACCAAATATGTTCCATTCAGCATCACCACTACCCCATGTAGTAGGATCCCATTCTCCTTTTTCAGCTGTCAAACCACCTGATGCTACATATGCTTTTCCTATATCTAAAACTGCATTCAGTACTTGACCTTGTGTCTGGTCTTTAGCAGCTTTATCTACAGCTTTATTATAATCCTTAGCTGCGCTAACATCAAATATCCCCTCATCCATCTCCATACTTTCCCAGTCATATTGCCAATCAGCAATCCATTCACCAGCATGTTTCCCCATATAATAACCAGCGGGACCAAGTAAGAATGCCCCAAGAACACTAAGACCCAAACCATATAGACCAGCCTTTTCAGACTCTTCAACCCGCATCTCGTCTACAGTTTTTTTATGCTTGCTTTTTTGAACTGATTCATTCCATGAATCCACTCCCAGCATTACTTCTTCCCATGTGTATGGCATAACTTCTTTCCTTTAGTTTATTTGAGCCTCTAGGGCTGTTACTTTTGCTGATAATTCTTGTACTGCGT